CTAGTCAAATAATGACAAAATTACAAAGTATGGATTCTGAGGAATCTTTACCTACTTGGTGGTCTAATAAGATTGCGATTGCATCTAATAGTTTTAATAAGATGAGAGACTATCTGTTAGTTCCAAGTACAGAATCGGTTAACGTCAAGGAAGATGTTGTAGACCAACTACGAAGTATAGTAAAAAAAAAGAAAGAATCTGATATAACGTTTAAATCTGGTACATCTGTTCCGATTGATCCAAATTCAGCAGGAACTGTACTGAAAACATTTGATTCACTAAATAGTAGTAACAAAAGAAAAACACAAGACAACATGAACAAAGATACAAAATCATTCATGAAAGTCTTAGATTTTGCATTTAATAACAAAGGGTAGGTCAAAATGAAACTAATTTGCGAGTTACAAGAAGCCGTAGATTATGAACTAGTTGAAGCGAGTACTGATAAACCAAAACAGTATTTCATCGAAGGCATTTTTATGCAATCGGAAGTAAAGAATAAAAATGGTAGATTGTATCCTTTGGAAGTTCTTGAAAGAGAAGTAAATCGATATGTAAAAGAATATGTAGAACCAAAACGTGCTTTTGGAGAGTTAGGTCATCCAGACGGCCCTACTGTCAATTTAGATCGTGCTTCTCATATGATTACTTCACTTGTAAAAGAAGGTAAGAATTTTGTTGGTCGAGCAAAGATACTCGACACACCAAACGGAAAAATAGTAAAAAGTTTTATTGATGAAGGTGCAAGGTTGGGTGTTTCCTCAAGGGGAATGGGAACTTTGAAATCAGAATCAAAAGGGAAATCACAAATAGTTCAGAGTGATTTTTTTCTTGCAACTGCAGCTGACATTGTTGCTGATCCATCTGCTCCTAATGCTTTCGTTGAAGGTATTATGGAAGGTAAGGAATGGGTTTGGAATAATGGACTACTAAGGGAACAAGACGTAGAAAAGGCAAAGAAAAACATCGAAGCCGCCTCTTCTAAACAACTTGAAGAAGTCAAGTTGAGAGAATTTTCCAATCTAATGTCAAAATTATGATTATTATAAATATTAACACGAACCAATTTACTATAAATTTTTAGGAGTTTCAAATGAGTAACGAAGAAATTACAAACCAAGATGAAGTTCTGGAAGAAGTAGAACAGCAGGATGAACTTGTTGAGACTCCAGAAGCAAAAGTGGAAGAAGTCCAAGAAGATAAAATGCCTTCTACTAAGTCTGGAATGATCAAAGCATTGTTTGACAAAGTTAACGGTATGAAAAAAGAAGAAGTCACCGCTAAGTATAACGATTTAATGGGTGTTGCTGAAGCAGAAGATTTAGGTGGGCCAACCCCAACTGATTCTGATGTCGAAAAAGATGAAGTTGGTAAAAAGAAAAAGAAGATAAAACCATCTGATATTCCAGAAATCAATGTCAAAGAAGACATCGAAGCATTGGTTCAGGGAGAAGAACTTTCCGAAGATTTCAAAGCAAAAGCTTCTACAATTTTTGAAGCAGCTGTTTATCAGAAAGTTTTGGAAGCTGTAACACAAAAGACCGAAGAACTAGAAGAAGAATCCAACAAGAATCTTCAAGAAGAAATCATCTCCTTTAGAGATGAGTTGACAGAAAAAGTTGACGGATACTTGAATTATGTTGTTGAAGAATGGATGAAAGAAAACGAACTAGCACTCGACAGTTCACTTAGAAGTGAAATTACAGAAGAGTTCATTACTGGTTTGAAAGGTCTATTCACAGAACATTACATCGAAGTTCCAGAAGAAAAAGTAGACATGGTTGAGAACTTATTTGACCGCGTTGAGGAATTAGAAACTAAGTTAAATGGTAAAATTGAAGAAAATGTTAAGGTCACAAGCGAACTTAACGAATATCGCAAAAACAAGATTGTCGAAGAAGTTAGTAATGACCTTGCTGACACACAATCTGAAAAGTTGAAGACACTTACAGAAGGTGTTTCAATCGAAGAAGGCGATGTTGAAGATTTTGAAAGTAAAGTAAAACAGATTAAGGAAAGTTATTTCCCTAGTCAAGTTAAAAAGGATGAAGTTATCAGTGAAGAAAATGTTAGTTCAGAAGATCAAGAGGAAACTCCTGTGAAAATGAACAACATCATGGAAGCATATAGTCAAGCTATTGCTCGATAAGTATTACAATTTTTTTTAATCCATATTATAGGAGTTAAATAATATGAAACTCGCAGAAAATTTAAATGAAAAGTGGGCTCCAGTTTTGGATCATCCTGATCTTCCTAAGATCACGGATAGTCACAAACGTGCCGTTACAGCTATGTGTCTTGAGAACACAGAACACCAATACGCTCAAGATCAAGCAATGCAAGGACAAGGTGGTTTATTGTCGGAATCAACACCAACAACCATCAATGCTTTGACATCCACTAACCCATCTTTAGGTGGTGTTGCTGGAAACTCAGTACAAACAGCAGGTTTGAATTTTGCAGATCCAGTTTTGATCTCTATGGTTCGCCGTGCAATGCCTCAGTTAGTTGCATATGACGTTTGTGGAGTTCAACCAATGTCAGGCCCAACAGGTCTTATTTTCGCACTCAAGAGTCGTGTTAATACAATGGCCGGTGCTGAAATGCCTGGTGTTAATGCTGATACAGTCGCAAGTGAGTCTGGAACAGCCAATAGTGGTGATACAGTCAAGACGCCTGGTCTTTTGATCACAGCTGCTGACGGAACTGGTCAAACAGGAACAGAATTTGCTGCTTCAAGTGCTCTGGAAACAGATGGCGGTGAAGGAGATATTGCTGGTGAGATGTCATTCTCAATTGAGAAGATATCCATCGCTGCTGGTACACGAGCTCTCAAAGGTTCGTATTCTATGGAATTAGCACAGGATTTACGTGCGGTTCATGGATTGGATGCAGAAGCAGAACTTGCTAACATTCTTTCTAGTGAGATTCTAGTTGAGATCAACCGTGAAGTAATTCGTAAGATTTACATAAACGCTGCAGTTGGTGCTCAAATTGGAACAACAACAGCCGGAATTTTTGACCTTGACACCGATTCTAACGGACGTTGGATGGTTGAAAAATTCAAAGGTCTGATGATGCAGATTGAAAAAGATGCTAACCAGATTGGTAAAGACACTCGTAGAGGTAAAGGTAATATCATCATGACATCTTCTGATGTCGCTTCTGCACTTCAAATGGCAGGAATGTTGGATTATTCTCCCGCAATGAGTACTGATCTCAACACAGATACATCCTCTTCCACATTTGCTGGTGTTCTTAATGGTCGATATAAAGTTTATGTTGATCCTTATGCTGATGCAAATGCACAAGAGTTCTATTGTGTTGGTTATAAAGGTGATTCACCTATGGATGCTGGTGTATTCTACTGTCCTTACGTTCCATTACAAATGGTTCGTGCAGTTGATTCCGCAAGTTTTCAACCACAAATCGCTTTCAAGACACGTTATGGTCTAGTTGCAAACCCATTTGCTGAAAATGCGGCTACTTCAACTGGTCGTATTACTGGTGACTTGACAGCCAATCCTCACTTGAACGTTTATTACAGAAAAGCTTCAATTTCAAACTTGATGTAATTCGTTCCCTACATACAGTAGGATTGTAAAAGGGAGTAGAGAAATCTGCTCCCTTTTTTTGTTTGTAGTCATTTTCTTGTGAGAATAAAATGTTGATAGTAATAGGTAATGGTCACTCTAAAACTATTTCTGATGTAAACCTCTTCAAAAACCACACAACATACGGTTGTGATTATATCTACAATAGAGTCATTCCAGATAATCTAGTTAGTGAAAATATCGGAATAACTGTAGAACTTATCACTAACGGCCACACCAAAAAACACGTTTGTCATTTTAGAAATTTTACTCTCATTCCAAGTTTTCATTACGACATGATGAAACAAACTACGGATAAGAGAATGAAAATTGCAGAGAACGAACCAACCACAGAAAATTTTATACAATTTGCCCATGAAGGAGTGATGTATTTTCTATGGATAGATTCAAACGATTTGACAAAAAATATTGATTGGTGGGGAAATGAATATGATGATTGGATTACAGAAACGATTGCTCTGAGAATATCTTGTTTAGAAAATCCAAACGAAACAATGTATTGTGTGGGATATGACTATTTTCACAATCAAACAAGTTCAGGTGTTTATCTTGGTTCATCTACGACTATTTCTAACGTTGAAAGTCAAGATTGGATTGTTCAACATAGGAAAATAGAAGAAGAGTTTCCAAATTGCAACTTTGTATTTGTCGGTAAAGATATCTCCTATCCAGAGTTTGAAAATATGTTACATAAATAGTAATACAACATAAAAGGAATATATGGCCGCATCAAATAAAGTACCTGACAATTTAAACTATCTTTCCAATATCAGTTTCCGTCTAGCAATAGAGGATACTCCACATCTTACTTGGTTTTGTCAATCAGTAAATGTGCCAGGAGTTTCTATCGAAGCTGTAGATATTGCTACTCCATTTGCAAATATACCATACGCTGGAAATAATGTTTCATTTGAAGAGTTGTCGGTAACCTTTATAGTAGATGAACACCTCAAAAACTGGATTGAAATATATGACCGAATTATTGCATTAGGTCTTGCTGAAGGTCATGAAAAATACAGACTACTCAAAGCAAAGTCTGATCTGACACCTAGAGGTGGAACGGTTTCCACTATCGTTCTTTCGGTATTAACAAGTGGAATGAACCCTCAAATGGAATTTCATTTTTATGAAGCATTTCCATTGACAATATCCTCTTTAGATTTCAGTAGTGCTGCTACTGACGTTGAATATTTTACTGCTACAGCAACATTTCGTTACACTAACTATGAGATAAAAAACTTATTGAATAACTAAAATTATGGAACTTGAAAAAATTATGTTGATGTGGGAAGAAGATGCTCACATTGATGACAAAGACTTGGATAATGAGTCTCTAAACATACCCAATGTACACCAAAAATATCTAGACATCTATTCTAAAGAGAAACGAAAAATGAGTGATCTTGAAACTCATTGGAAAGTCCTCTTTCAGCAACGATGGGAAGTTGTCATTTCTAAGAACGGAAAGGCTCCAGATCACAACATTAGAGTATCCAAGACAGAGTTAGAACGCCACTATGTCGGTGCAGATGAGGTCTTACAGAAGGCTGAAAAGATTATGAACGAACAGAAAAGTAAGGTTGAGTATCTGAAATCTGTTCTTTCTATGATTGAGAATAGAAGTTTTCATATTAATAATGCAATCAATTGGAGAAAATTTGTTGCAGGTCTTGGATGACCACTCAGATATTGATGGAAAAGGATACTGAGGTATTCGTTAGACTTATCTGTGAACCTCATGTGAAGATGGAGTTGAATCATTATTTTAGATTCAGACCAAAAGGTTATCAGTTCATGCCCATGTTCAGAAGAAAAAAATGGGATGGATACGTTTACCTCTTCAATATGGATAGCAACAGAATTTATTACGGTCTTATTCCAGAAATAAAAAGATTTTCAAATGACCGTGAATATGAGATTATAGATAATACAGGGGATATTCTTGAACCAATATCCAACGATGATTACTTTAATTTTCTTACATCATTTCCTTGTGAATATAAACTTAGAGATTACCAAAGTCTTGCAGTCAGACATTCGATAGACAAAAAACGATGTGTATTATTATCACCAACTGCTTCTGGAAAATCTCTTATCATTTACTATTTGATTCGATATTACTTTCCTGAAAAATCATTGGTCATTGTTCCTACTCTTTCTTTAGTAAGTCAGATGTATTCGGACTTTGAGGCATACGCAAAGGCAGACAAAACGTTTGAGGTCGAAAATATCGTCCACAAAATATTCGGTGGTCAAGAGAAAGAGACAGACAAACCAATCATCATTTCAACGTGGCAATCACTTTATGGACTGAACAAAGATTTCTTTAGTGATTTTAGTTTGGTAATAGGAGATGAAGCACATCTTTACAAGGCTCGTTCTCTTACTACAATAATGAAGAATCTGGAAAACACACCTCACCGAATCGGAACAACAGGAACG